ACCGGGCCAAAAGCCAAAGCGGGTGAGGAGAATCGAACTCCTGTATACTAGCTTGGAAGGCTGTAGTCATCCTTTGGCACCCGCAGAAAGGAGGTTGTCCTCCGATCCGAAGTTATTAGAACTTCTTGTAAACCACATGTGAACCTGCTAATAGGTGAGTACCTGAAGCTGATCCAGTTATGTTAGCTGCTTGGAATACAATGTTACCTTTCGTAGCTGCTGTTGATAGAGCATTGAAGTGTACCTGTAACCATAGAGCAGAAGTATCAGCACCTACATCAACACCGACTGTTTCACCAGCTCCGTCTGTTGAGTATGTACCTGTACTTTCTAGGCCAGCAGCTGATGGTGTAGCACCACTGGTTATTTCTGCTACTGATGCAATAGATTGAGTTGCAATAGTTGTAGCAACTGCAGTAGATCCATCAGACTGAGCTAGGTTTGCAATCCTGTAGCTTAGTTCATTAGTATTATCTGTATCATACCAGATAGTATAGATACCAATAATTCTTTCATAGCCACCAAGAGGAATACTTAGTTCAGATTGGGTTGCTAGTGTAGCAGATGATAGAGATGATCCATCGTTAGCAACGATCTTTGATTGATCGAAAAAGGTACCTGTGTTATAGGCAGTGGTACCGTAAGTTGTGTTGTTAGTAAATGCCATTTGATATTAGTAAGTTGACCTCACGTAGTTCCGCTACGCAAGACTTAATAGTTTTCCGTGGTTTCGCACGGTACTTCATTACGATGATAATTTACATGTAATGTTTCTACAAATATGAAAAAGATTAGGAGCCCGAAGACCCCTAACCATAGTTCATTAAATTTAGAACTTGAACTTGGCACCTATTTTTGTACCATAAGCTGTGTCAGCTGTCTCATCTGTAAGGAATGAAACTTCTCCATAGACATCAAGCTTCTCAGTAGCAGCGATAGATAAACCGCCCTTGCCAGAGAAGTCTGTGTTACCGTCAGCTCCATCAGGAGAAGTGAAAGCAGGGCCACCTTGAATGTAATATCCAAGAGAACCTACATCACCTTCATAACCTAGATGAAGATCAGTAGTTCTAGAGGTAAAGTCATTACCTGTATAAGATGCGTTTGACTCAGCGTTTACATAGACGCCAGCCATTGCAGGAGCAGAAGCAAATGAGATTGTAGCTAGGGCTAGTGCAATTGATTTCATGTTTTTAATTAAATGTTTTTAGTGTAAGTTACACCACGATACCTTAGTTTTACTGACATAGTAATTCTCCAGTATCACAGCCCCGTTCCATGCTGTGAATTCATGCGTCCCGTTAGGGATGAACGGACGTGGTGTTTAAGCTATTGGGGCGATCTCTTTAGCCGCAAGATCAAGCGGGAAATTATGTGCATTTCTTTCATGCATTACTTCCATACCTAGGTTAGCACGGTTAAGTACGTCTGCCCAAGTAGGGATAACCTTACCACTAGAGTCAACTATGGATTGATTGAAGTTAAACCCATTAAGATTGAACGCCATAGTGGAGACTCCCATGGCAGTGAGCCATATGCAAGTGACTGGCCAAACAGCAAGAAAGAAATGTAAAGCACGAGAATTATTAAAGCTCGCATATTGGAAAATTAACCTACCGAAGTAGCCATGAGCTGCAACGATGTTATATGTTTCTTCTTCCTGGCCAAATTTATAACCATAGTTCTGTGATTCAGTCTCAGTCGTCTCACGAATGAGTGAGGAAGTAACAAGACTTCCGTGCATAGCAGAGAATAAAGCTCCACCGAATACCCCTGCAACACCGAGCATGTGGAAAGGATGCATAAGGATATTATGTTCTGCCTGAAACACAAACATAAAATTGAAAGTGCCTGAAATACCAAGAGGCATACCATCACTAAAACTCCCTTGTCCAAAAGGATATACAAGGAATACAGCGAAGGCTGCAGACACAGGTGCGGAGTACGCTATTGGAATCCAAGGTCGTGCTCCTAATCTATAACTAAGTTCCCATTGTCGTCCCATATAAGCTGCGATGCCGATGAGAAAGTGGAATACAATAAGTTGATATGGTCCTCCGTTATATAGCCACTCGTCGATGGTTGCAGCTTCCCAGATTGGGTAGAAGTGAAGACCGATTGCGTTTGAGCTCGGTACAATGGCTCCTGAGATGATGTTGTTTCCATAAAGTAAAGATCCGGCTACGGGTTCACGTATGCCATCAATGTCAACTGGAGGAGCTGCGATGAATGCTATGATAAAGCAAGTCGCTGCGGTTAATAGTGCAGGGATCATAAGGACACCGAACCAACCAACGTAAAGTCGGTTGTCGGTACTTGTTGTCCAGTCACAAAAACGCTCCCAGTTGTTAATTGGTTTTGTTAATGTTACTGTTGCCATTTAAAAAATGCCAGGGATAATTTGTCCAGTTATTATGTATGAACCAAGAGCGGCAACGAAACCAAGCATAGCTAGTTGTCCGTTTACACGTTCAGCGTTATCGAAATAATTAACATCAAGAACCTGGACTTGTGGTTCTGTTGCAAATTTATTCTGGCGTCCGCCTTGTTCAGTTGTAGTTGTCATTAATAAATTAAAGTAAGAGTTCGGTAGGGCCGGGTACGATGAACTGTTCGGGCCAGCCGCTAGCATTACATATTCTTTATTGCTTTATTTGTTGCTTTTTTTCTTTCCCTTAATTTCTGTATCAAAGTTTTTTTCTTTTCCTTTTTCTTTTTAGGTTGATCTAGAAAATCTGGACCAGTTCTTTTGTTAGGCATTAGGTGACCTCTGCTCCAGCTACAGTACCGTCAGTAGTATTACCTACTACCTTACTACACTGTGCTACTTGATCAGCCTTAGTACCGTTGTCATTATAAGGTATGAACCAACGGTCACCAGTTGCATTGACTTTGTATTTTACCACCATGGCATTTGCACGTGCCGATGGATCATAAGCTTTTGACATAATTAAAATTGTACGTTTGAACGTTCTAGTTTATCGTATAAATCCTGACGATAAGCAGGGTCTCTATCATAGCGAGGGTCGGACATAGCTTGTACAACTTCGGCTTGACTACGGAATGAATCCCGTGATTGTGCAGCCTTACCTGTTAACATACGTCCTTCATATCCTTCTGCATTATCATACTCTGCTTTCATACCAGCTACTGCTATCTGTATGGCTGTTGGATTACCTTGTTCGATAATTGAATTGAAAGCATCTAGTGCTGTATCATTCATATTATCAGCAGCCCAGTCTGTAAGCTTAGTATATTCTGCTTCACCACCTACTGAGTTATAGACTGTACTCATCTCAGCATCGGATAAGTCTGGATATGAATCAGCTGGATCTGTATTCTCTTGAATTGCCATGAAAGCATTGACAAGATCTTCACCTGACATGGATTTAAATTTATCCATTGTCTCTTCAGTTAGATTACCTTCATTGTTATAGTATTCTTGAGAAGCATCTTCAATTAATTCAATCCCAGCTACTACCTCTTCATCATATTCAACTTCATCCTCATCTAAAGTAGTATCTTCTACTTCATCCTCATCTTCATCTGAACCTAGCTTTCTTTGTAGCTCGAGGTATGCTTGTTCTAATTCTTCAGCATTCTCATACTTACCAGCTAGTAATTCATTTTCTTCTTGTCCTAATTTCTCTGCTACTTCTAAGGAGTTCTGTTCATCCTCAGTGAACTCTGGGGCATCAGGATTGGTGGGATCATACGTCAGCTTTTCCGTCATTCTTTACTCCTTGTACGGTGGTTACTTTTAGGTTGCCTAAACCGACTGTTGTTACAAACTCAGGGTCAGCACCTATCAAAGGTTTAGCTGCTATCTGTGTTGGTTTTGCTTTATCAGTTTCAGAAACCAATGATTCTGGTTTACTTACTTTAGGCAGGGGTTTCTTCCGCACCTTGCTGGGGCGGCTGGCCTGTTGCTTGTTCATTTTGTTGATCAAATTGTTGTTTGAAAGACTCTGCCATTGCAGGGTTCTTACTTGGGTCCATAGCAGGAGCATTAGCAAACTGACCAGCTTGCTCTAACATTGCTTGCTGTTGCTGCATTTGCATCTGTTGCTGCCTCTCTTGAGCCATAGTCTCAGGTGTCTTAACTAGATTAAGTACATCTATACCTTGAGCTGCTGCAAGTCGTTTAACATACTCACCTGCATCAAGGAACTTGGCTATAATCTCTGGTCCCATAGTTTGAGCAAGAGTTGTAATGAATTGTACTAAACTTTCTTGATCTTGTCCTCTACCAATAGCATTAACACCAGCAACAATCGTTGGAGATACTAAATCTTTAGGTATCTTAGGGATCTCTTTATTACGTTGTAGTATATGTAGTGTTCTATTTAAATAAGGGACTAAGAATTCAACAGTTAACAAGGAGAATAATCCTCCAAGTTGTTGTTCCAATTCCATCTGCGTGAGGCGTACCTCTTCCGCAGTAGTTCTCTCACTTTGTCTAACCTGTAGAACAAGGAAAGCATCGCTTATCCTACGCTCTAGGTTTTGCATTTGTTCAGAAGCTGTTCTGAAATCAGCAGTCTTGCCTACCTGTATAACTCCAACATCATCAGGTCTACCCTGAACGATTGCTCCGTTACCAGCATCGGCTATAGTCTTTGGTTTAGTAGTACTGGAAGGCGATACTAAGAAGACTACCTTACTTGCTGCAGCTGAACCCTCTACTAGGGCTTGGGATAATCCTTCTAGAGATCTAATATCTCCTAAGAATTCTTCGACTCGACCCCTTCCGTAATCTTCTCCGTCCACTGTATTGAATCTCAATACGAGCCAGGGAGATGCATTCTTCGGAGCCGTGCTGCGACTACCAGGTAGTATATTATCAAATGCTTCTTGATGCCATACCCATCTACCATTCTTATCATATCGGACGTAGGTGTATACCTCAACGTCTTGATCTTGTGATCCTGTCTTGCCGTCATCCCCTGGAGGATTAGGTAAAGGTACTGGCAGATCTTCACCAAGTATCTTACGACTTATTAGTTCCTTTGTTACGATCTCACAAATATTTCCGTTACCATCACGATTAACAACGTAACGATTTAAGGGATAATTTTTGAGACCTTCTTTACCCATAAATATTAATGCATTACCAGAAACAATTAAATGTTTCAGTGCTTGGTGGACAACAACTCTATCACTAGAGGCATTAATATGATCCATGACCATCCTTTCCATCTTTGCAAAGGATAGATCAAGTTCACTCTTGATTTCAGGAGGATACTCTACACCTAATTTGTCATCTCTAATTTGTAATTTAAAGAAGCTTGTTTGTGGTGGCAGCAATGCTAACATAAGTTTTGCTGCTAAGTTAACAGTTGATTTAGCACCAACTGATTGCCAAGGAGTATGTAACTTCTGATGTTCAGGTCGTGAACTTAGATCTTCTTGTACTAGGTAAGGTAACGTTAATCTAGAACACTCAACTGCGGTATGAAGGAACTGTGTTCTACCTCTAGTTAGTTGGGTGTATCTATCACGTGCTTTCATTAGTATGCTTTATTAGTTTTTGATGATGATTGTCCAGATGCTTGCTTACCTTTGTTTTTATTTTGATGGTACTCTTGCATTGAAGGGTCATTTATATTCTCAACAACCTGATCATTCACCTTGTCTTGAGGTGACGCTGGGCCAGGCTCAATTGGAGGTGGTTGTTTTAATTGTTGTTGTTGAGGAGGTTGGGGTGCCATTAAACACATACTATTCTCCTATGGTTGGTTGATACCACCTTCTGGACCTTGAGGCATTGACTTAGCATCAATAGCAGAGAACTCTTTAACACCTTCTTTAGTTTTCTTAATCTCTAAAGCTTTCTTCTTCTTAGTAGTTAGCTTATCGTTCTCCTCTTCATCTTGTTTAAGATCTTTAGGCTCTACATATTCTGGAGGTGGTGCTGCTGACTTAACAGTAGGAGCTACAAGCTGCTTCTGTGGAGCTGGCATTGGGGGTGGCTTTGGGGGTGCTAGTGGACCTACACACATTAGATTTCTTCCTCGTCTAGTAAGTTTTTTATATAAGATACCACACTGGCTTGACCAGCACGGTACATGATTGATTCAATCGGTTCTTTAGGGTGGACGGGTTGCCATTGGAAATGACTCTCCACCTGCTTAAATAATTCATCAACTCTTTCGTTGTGAAGCTTAAGCGTATTTAGGGAGATTTGTGTTGGCATGTTCAAAAAATGCGGGCATACGTGCTCGCTTAGTGTCAGAAAATTCTGGGGCTTTGCCTTCGTACATTAGACGATCGCTTGCATCCAGCCAGAATTTTTTGTCCAAATATTTATCGTAGGTATTTATACCTAAAGGTTCAAGTACCCAGTTAATGGTGGCCTTCCTAAGTTTATCCAAAGAAGGGCTAGCAGATAAGCCCAACTCAGCACATACAAGAGAATTCGTTCCGACATGGATCTGCTCGTCCCGGGAGATATCGGCAGATACAGTGCGAAGAGCAGCATCCCCATTAAACCTAAAGAAAGGGAGTAGAACAAAGAAGATGGCCCGTTCGGCGACCAAAGCTTTTGTAATAGTGTGGTCAGGATGATTGATCCATGCATCTCTTAGTAACTTCCCCTCCTTCTCATCTTTTTCATTTACATTATGTACATCTGCTATATATCCCAATGCGAGATCGTGTCTTTCCTCGTCTTCAACATTTGATTCAAGGAGTTTTCTGGCATTATCGGGAACACTCTTCTCCAAACCTTCACGAATGAACGCTCCAACAGGGAGCTCCATATGGCGTATTGAGAGAGCACGTTTGATGGTTTCTTCGGCACCTTCTTTTACCTCGCCTTTGGTGGGTTTTACGGGTGACCACTTACGTTTGCGGTCTAATAATTTATCATAAGGATGTTTTCTCATTATTCTTGACAGTCACAGGTTATCGACTCGTTTCCGAGAATATCCTGTAAGTAATCATCGACTTCAGATTTATCTAATGCTGCATACGCATCGCTCTTATCTTGTACATCGCCCATTACTTGCAGGCTGTAATAGAGGGAGGTCTGGGGTGATAGTAACCACTCTTCTACAAAATTCCTATCATATGTCACAACATCGGACCATGAGTTAAAGGAATAGCCGTG